TTGTTGTTCTCAGTGGAGACAACGTCGTACTTTCACGTCCTGGGGACCTTGGTAACTTCTTTGTTAAGACAGCCCTGACTGTTGCGGCAGATGATCCTATTGACATCTCTTGTAGCTCTACTTATCCATCTGAGTTATTTGACGGCCTGGAACAGAACACAGGTTTGATTGTCTTTGCAAAGAACCAGCAGTTCTTACTAGCCACCGACAGTGACGTCCTTCAGCCAGAATCAGCCAAGCTAGGCAGCGTCTCTACGTATAGCTACAACGCCAAACTGCCTCCTATTTCGATGGGTGTGATTGCTGGTTTTGTAGACAACGCTGGTGCCTTCTCTCGCTTCTTTGCAATGGCTAATGTTGCACGTGAAGGTGAGCCTGCTATCAACGAACTTAGCAAAGTTGTTTCACGTAAGCTAGCCAATGATCTTGATATGATGGCTAACTCTAGGGAGAACAGCTTTGTTTTTCTTGGTAAGCGTGATAGTAAGGAAGTATTTGGTTATAGATACTTCTTTTCTGCCGAACGTCAGCTTCAGTCCGCCTGGTTTAGATGGGAACATAGACGTCCAATCAAATACCATTGCGTTACTGACGACACCTACTTCTTCGTTGATGATCAGTTCTTTCTTCAAAAGATTGATTTGATCCGTGACGATGCACTTAGCTTTGCTGAAAATAACGATACTTACTTAGTACATCTTGATAACTATTCTCCAGCTACTGGAGGAGCGTACGACGCTGCTACCAATAAAACAACCTTTACTCTTAGCTGGTTATCCAGCATCACAGACAAAAAACCAAACCTGACAGCAGTCAAAGGAGGTACAGATGGATCGATTATCACAGGAATTGATGTACCTAATACTGGTACTACTGTCACTGTGCCTGGTAAATGGAATGGCGTTGAGCTTAACTTTGGTTATGACTACACGATGCAGGTTGACCTACCTAGGTTCTTTGTTCAGACAAAGGCTGGGAATGTCACTATCAACGAACAACGTGGTTCACTAACAATCCATCGTGTCAATCTTATCTTTAGTCGTGTTGGTGTGTATGAGACCGAGTTGACCCGTGTAGGTAAGCCTAAGTTCTCTCAGGAATTCTCATCTACCACTTTTGATAGCTATCAAGCTGGTGATGTAAGTATAGAAGATACATATGCTGCTTATGTACCTGTGTATGAAAAGAGTGATAACTTTACCTTATCAATTAAATCTACTTCTCCACTCCCAGCAACTCTTACTTCACTGACTTGGGAGGGTGATTACAACCCAAGTTACTACAAGCGTGTCTAAGTACATCTATCCACTTACTAAAGAAATTGCTGTTGAAATAGCGTCTAATTTACGCCCAGAAGACCTTAGAGAAGTCAGGGAGGGTCACGGTCATAACCCGTACTACTCCCTGCTTCTAGGGGCTCACAGTGGCTACTCAGGAGCTTGGCTGACTCCCGACAACAAATGGGGAGCAGCCTTTGGTATTGGTCCCGAGAACGGGATCTGGATGTTATGCACTCCTGAGATTTATAAGTATCCGAAGTCCTTTGCACGTAAGTGTAAAAGGTTTATTGACAGTAGACCAGAAAAGATGCTGTGGAACATTTGCGATAGTCGCAATACAGTCCATCTAAAGCTTCTTAAATTCCTCGGTTTTAAGTTTTTACGTAAAGTGAAATACGGACCGAACAACGTAACCTTTATTGAATTTTGCCGTGTGCGAACCGACACTGATACTAGGCGGGGTCTCGACTGCAGCTAGTGCAGCGGGTACCCTTGCAGGAGCTTCGGCTCAAAATAGAGCTGCAGCAAATAACTACAAACGTCAGCTCGCCATTCGTGAAATTGAATGGGATCGTTCAAGAGCTGAGTATGCACATAACGTAACCCGAGCTGAAGAGCAGCTGGATGAGAACTTCCTTGCTGCTAGCCGTGGTTATGGTGCTGAACAACAACAACTTAATGCACTCTTTGATCAGGCCTCTGTGTCTCTGCAGAGTGAGTTTGTCAAACTTGCAGAGAAGCGTGGGTTCTACGGAACTGGTAGGACAGCAGACCGACTAGCTGCAAGAGATATAGCTGAGTTTGGCAGGTCTCAAGCTTTGACATCTGCCAACCTTGTTAGAGGTAGAGACTCCTTTAGGAATGATGTTGCCAACATAAGAAGCAAGCTTAAGGCTGCTAACCGCAAGACACTTGCACCTGTTCAATTCCAACCTATCCCTGGTCTACCGCCTGTTAAACCGGATATGGATATGACTTCAGCTTTGTTCAGCGCAGCTGGTACTTTGGCTAGTGGAGGAATTGATATGTACAAAGGTTTCAAAGGACTTAAAACGGGACAGACAGAATCATGACTCAGTATCAATCCTTTGTAAAAGAAGAGGGGTTCGCCCCTGTTGATGTCCCTGACGTCACTCCATATATCAACCGCAACCTAGAGGCATTGCGTAGATCTGAACAGCAGAATGTTCAGGACCTATATACACGTGATAAGGGTCGTGCTGATCAAATTGCCAAATCATTTGAAGGCTTGTCTCAACTTAGTGGCAAACTCGGAGATTATTTAGTTAAACGTGAGCTTGCGTATCGTGAAAAGGAAACTCAAAAGATTCAGAACGAAAGATGGAATGCCTACCTTGCTGACACGGAAGGCTTTGTAAGTCCATACTTCAAGTCTGAAGTTGAAGAACTGCGCGAAGTAAACAAACAGACTGAAGAATTAGGATCCAAAGCTTTTGAAGAGACTGGCAACCATGAGGTTGCTAAGCAGGTTCGTGAGCTGTCTGGTTGGCGTAAATACCGGACTGCACGAATTGACCTCAACATTCTTAATCACTATTACGAGACTTGGCTTCCTAAACAACTTAAGGGAGTTGAAATTACTGATCAAGCATCACGTGCTGCTGCTATTGAAACTGCACGTCAGAAGTTCTTTGAGAAATTTGATCTTGACGAATTTGGTGATGATCTGATTGGTGATGTCTTCTACCCTGGCATCATGAAAACTCATGCCAAGGCATTGCAAGAGGGTGCCAAGCTTGATCAGCAGAACGATAACTTTACAGAAGTTGCTGAAGTAACATCTCTGTTTGAATCTGACAATGACTTTGCTGCATTTGTCCAATCATTGTCTGTCACCTATGACGAGAATGGGCAAGGCTTAGGTAGGAAGCGGGGCTTTGACCTAGCCATTAGTCATCTTAAAAAGATGATGGATGCTGGCACCTTAACGATGGATGAGCTTGATGCAATCATGGATCAAGAGATGCCTGGTATGGGTGGTAAAACGTACGGTGAGATGAAGCCGACTGCGTTTGAAAACCTGAAGCAAGAGCTTGCTGCTGAAGAGCGTACAAACAACGAAGCAAGGCGTCAGGACAGGTAT